TTTTTGAAAGGAGACAACATGCCGACTACTGTCGTAGACCCTAACAAGATTGAATACGGTCTTTCGTCCATCTACTTTGCACCGCTGGAAAAGACAACGGCTGCAAATGGCACTGTGACTTATACATACGGAACCCCTGTAGCCCTTGTTGGCGCACAGGCTATGACCCGTGAACCGCAGGGCGAATCATCCAGTTTCTATGCCGATGATTCTGTATACTTCACAACCACGACCAACAACGGATACACTGGTGAACTGACATTCATCAAAATGACAGACCAGATCCGCCAGGTAATCTTCAAGGAGGAAGTCGATGCGACAACCGGACTTATGACCGAACGGGCAGATGTGCTTCCCGCGGAAGGTGCCCTGCTTTTCCAGTGTCGCGGTGATGCGAAGAACACCCGCCATGTCATGTATGATGTGACATTTGGACGTGGTTCTGAGGAAAACAACACCAAAGAAGACACCATCACCCCAACCACTGCAACAATCACATACACTGCAATTCCCATTGAACACAACGGCAAACAGATCACGAAAGGTAAGGCGACAGAAGGTGCTACCTGCTACGCCGACTTCTTCACATCTGTTGTTCTTCCGGGAACTGCATCCGAATAGACATTCTGAGCCGGAGTTGTTCCGGCTCTTTTTCCATATATAGGAGACAACATGAAATTTGAATTTCCAGATGGAAAGATGACCGGTGGGTATACCGGAAAGACCGCAAGAATCTACCGGGAACAGTTTGGCAGAGACATCATGGTGGACATTGCCGAAGCCTCCGCAAAGGTCTTTGGCGGTTACATGAACGCCTCAAAACTGGGAACGATTGACCTTGAAAATGAAGTGCAGGTCACAGGATTCACCATTCAGACACTGGGTGGGGAGTTTCTTGAACGCATCCTTTGGGCCGCTCTGTATTCCTGCAATGACGGGTTCCCCCTGTTCGATTCCTGGTTGGATTCCATTGAGGATTATCCCGAAATGCTCCAGTACGCATACATTGCATATGGTCGGATGATTGGCGTCACAGGAATCGTTGAACCCGAAGAAAAGGCAGAAACAGAGGGTGACAGTAAAAAAAAGTCCCCTACTCAGAAATAGTCATTCTGGCAAGGAACGCCGGATACAGTCTCAAAGAGATTGATGACATGGACATTGGCTTTCTGATGGACCTGCTGATCACACAGGCAAACATGCGGGCAAGGGTCAACAAACCACAGAAACCAAAAGTGCGAAAAGCAACTCAGGCGGATTTTGACGCTCTGTAGAAAGGAGACTTATGGCCTTTAACACAAAAGGTATCACCATTGATATTGGTGGTGACGCATCCGGTTTTGAAAAAGCGATGCGAAAGACGAAACATGAGGTTCAGGGTCTTGACCGCGAACTGAGCAAAGTCTCCCGGGCTATGAAATCGTCTTTCAACTCAAATGCTACCGGGATGGATTTGTTCATCTCAAAACAGGGACTGCTGCAGAACAAGTACGCAAACCTCATCAAACAGATGAGCAACGTCAAACAGGCGATTGCGACAAACGAAGAACTGTGGAAACAACAGGCAGCAGCTTTTGGAGAAAACAGTGCAGAAGCAATGGAAACTGCACAACATCTTGAATATCTCCGGGCAGAAGAAGCACTGTTGAAGTCACAGTTGGACCAGGTAAGTGCTTCCATGCTGACATGCAGCACAGGCATGATGAAGATGCACCAGCACCTGGGGAATGTTGCTTCGGCTGCAGAAAAGGCAGCAAACGCACTGAAACCAATCTCCATGATTTCCGCTGCCGGAATCGCAGGTGCTACAGCAGCAGCAATCAACTTTGAAGACGCGTGGGTTGGAGTGACAAAGACTGTTGACGGCACCCCGGAACAGATGGCTGCAATCAACAGCGGGCTGAAAGACCTTGCGCTGAACACAGCGTCCAGTTATGAAAACCTCGCTCACTATGCAGAACTGGGTGGACAGATGGGTGTTGCCACAGACAGCATTCTGGGATTCACGAAAACCATTGCAATGTTAGGGGACACCACAAACATTGTCGGTGAAGAGGCTGCCGAATCCCTTGCCCACATGGCAAATATCATGGTGGACAAAGGGCAGAGAACGACGGACTACTATGAACGATTTGGCTCCACCGTTGTAGACCTGGGCAACAACTTTGCCACCACTGAATCTGAAATCGTTGATATGGCGACACGTCTTGCTACAGCTGGCAGACAGGTTGGCATGACCACACCTCAGGTACTGGCACTGTCCACGGCCCTGTCGTCCATGGGTATCAAAGCTGCTGCAGGTGGCGGCTCCATGTCAAAGCTGATGAAAGAGATACAGGTTGCTGTATCCACAGGAAGTGAGTCCCTGCAGGATTATGCAGACACTGCCGGAATGACAGCTGAGCAGTTTGCAAAAGCATGGCGTGACGATGCCGGCACTGCGTTCATGAAATTCCTTGAAGGTATCGGCAAGTCAGAAGATGTTACGGCGAAACTGGCAGAACTGGGCATTGAAGAAGTCAGGATGTCCAACGCCGCAGGTGCTCTTGCTCAGAGTACAGACGTCTATTCTGACGCCCTGG